CCCAAATCCACTTGACAATTGCCTGGAAAATCCAACCGAAACAAGAGGCATAGCCTTGGACTCCGTACCAGAATTTGTTCATTGACGGCTCGCTACTTCCATGAAAAACAAGTATGCGTCCATTGTAATGACGACGAGCATGGCCCCAAGGATGGCTGCGATTGCGTAATTAAAGTCGTCCATTCGGTCGCCTTGACATATGTGTTAAGTTAACAGCAATATACAAAACCATCAATGGTTGCTAAAGTAGAAACTAACGATCCTTGGATTAAGGCCAAGGACGAGCAACCGGAAATGATGCGGGACCTGAACAGGACCGCAGCCAGGATTACACTTAACGGAAAGCGTCATTACACAACTCCGTTACCTACTGGACCTGCACCGTCCGTAACTACGATCATCAGCGAGACAGCTTCCGAAGCAAACAAACGGAAGCTTGAAATGTGGTCGAAAAATAATCCGGGTGTTAAAGAAGCTGCTGCTGAACGCGGGACGGCGATCCACTATGGAATGGAATGCTACCTCAAGGGGAATAAAACTCCGGAGATTCCTGAAGAATATGCCGATTTTTGGTCGGGTATGCCACCGATATTGGACCAGTTCCAGGAGGTCCTTTGGGCGGAATCACCGGTACTTGACAAGTTTGATTTCACTATCGGCGCTGATGACGTTGCTCGTGTGTGGGGTTGCGATGAAGAAGGACGTGCCTGGGCTGGTGCTCCTGACATCATTGCTGTGGCTAACAACAAGCTTACTCTTGCTGACTTAAAGACCAGCGTCAAACCTTACAGCCGTAAGTGGCCAAAAGATTTAGAGAAAGGTTCCCAGGAATGGAGGGACCTGCTGGGGGGTCACATGAAATTTAAGAAGACCTGTAAACAGTTAGCCGCCTACGACATTGCAATCGAGCAAACACTCGGCATGCGGGTTCAGCAGGCAGCCATCCTGGTATCGACTCCTGTGCGTACGCAAGTTTTTAAGATCTCCCGCAACTTCCTCAACTCATTGCGAGAAGATTGGTACAAGATCGTAGACGAATATTACAAACAGATTGAAAACTGCAACGTCTACGATCCTGATTTGATTTAGAAGTAACGAATAGGGCGAGTTCCAGCCAGTGGGAAGTTGGGGCCACTGATGGGGAAATTAGGTCCGCTGATGGGAAAATTTGGACCTCGTACTCCAATACCAGTTGAAGAACCAATGCCAATCCCAGTAGAACGACCAATACCAATTCCGGTGGAACTGCCGATACCAATGCCGTTGTTTGTGGGAGAAGGTTGTGGTGTAGTTGTTCCCGCAGTAGGAGTAGTGCGAGTAGTAGGAGTAGTAGGAGTAGTAGGAGTAGTGCGAGTAGTAGGAGTAGTAGGAGTAGTAGGCGTTGTTCTTGTGGTGGGTGTTGCTGCTTTTGCTGTTTTTGCTGTTTTTGTATAAGCAGAACGTGCTGCAGATTCACCAGACTTTGCAGGTTTTGCAGACTTTGCAGAGGCTTGTTTTTTAGCTTTCATTGTTTTATCCGATAGTTAAAGGGGAATGACTCACATCATTGCGTTAGCAATGTTGGATGCACCTTGGTCACGGGCTTCGTTAAAACGCTCAGCACGTTCGTCATTCTTCTCGGCTTGACCAGATTTTTGTGCCTTGAGGTTTTCCAGGAGCTGGCCGAAACGTGAAAGGTCTCCGTCTTGCATGGCTATAGTTAGTTCTAAAGACATTATAACAAGATGATTCGTACCTTATTTAAAGACATTATTGATGCCGTAATTAAATGGTGGAAGAAGATTTGGTTTGAGGCAAAACTCAAGGCCAGGCTTGATATGATTGAACTTGAAAATCGGATTGAATCAGAGTTAGAACGGGAAGAACAAAACAAACAGATCTACATTGAACATCCGATTGACCCCGAGCTTCAGACTGGTGAGTCCCAGAAGCTGGGTGGGGCAATGGAACTGAGGGCACCTTGGTACACTGATGGCTTGGAATCCACACGGGAAGATGGAAAGTCGTAAACGGCACGCATGGCAAGTTGCGTGCGAGACGGCAGTTGTGACAAAGGAAGATGCATTGATGGTGTATGAGAGATTAATGAAACAATTCGAAAAACTGGATTCTGTACAAACTGATACTGAGTCCAGTAAGTCTTGTTGATCTACAGAAAAATGTAATGGCTCGATTGGATTGGTCGCCGTAGGATAAAGAGACACACAACCCGGCCCTCCCCATGGACTACACCGTCGGCGTGGGTGAGTGGATGAATAGTCTCATGAGTCGCATGTTACATGCGGCAGACGGGGACTGTTTTTATCTGCCCACCCAAATGCATTTGCATGCCTACATACTTTTGAAGGAAGGCTCTTTTGCTGATCGAAACTTTAAAGTAGAAGTCAAGGAACAAGAAACAGCATGACCAGTCGTAATCAACAGGCGTTAAAACCAGGCGAAATCAACCTGGCTTACATCCCTTTGGACTGGCCTCTGACTCCGTTGGGTGCCAGGAAAGATCCGTATGTCAGTGGATGGCAGAACAAACCATTCAGCGTTAAGGAAGTTGAAGAGGAGATCGCAACAGGTGAATGTCGTGCTATTGGACTCCTTGGTGGTCCTGTCTACAACCTGCCCTACGGATTGGTATGGGTTGATGTTGATGGCCCCAGCGTTTACAAACTTTTGGAGGAAATCTCTGGGCTTTCGCTTCAGGAAGCACTGCCGCCAACACTGACCATCCTCAGTGGGAAGATCGGTCGTGAGCGGAAACTGTATCGACTGAGCCGGGAGAAGCACAAGCATTTCGCTCGTAACAAGTACACCTGGCACGCAGAAGAAGATAAAGAAAAACTGGAGATCCTTTGGAAGAAACACCAGGGTGTTCTCATGGGACTGCACCCTGAGACTGACGGTTATTTCACCGCAGAAGACCAGGGTTTTGAGTGGGCAACTGAATTGCCTGAGCTGCCGGAATGGCTGCTAAATGCCATCATCAATAAGAATGTCCGCAACGGAACTCCGGCTAAGGAGTGCACCAGGATTGTTGGTCCTGGTTTCGTTGTTCAGTCGCAAATCTCGCTTGAGCGGGACATGAAACTAGCCGTCGAAGCAATGTGGGCATTGCCCGCAGATGCTTGCGACGACTACGACATTTGGATCACGATTGGTCAGACCCTGCACAGCTTGGATGATTCCTTGCTGGATGACTGGGATAACTGGTCAATGCAATCGGAAAAATATCGGGAAGGTGAGTGTCACAGGCGTTGGCGTTCCTTCTCAAGAGATGGAGGCCGTGGTATCGGCTCCCTTATTCACATTGCGAAGGAGCATGGCTGGAATCCGCCGCCGGATAATTCCCGTGCTCTGAATGTTGATGATGAGACACTTGAGCATGTGTCACAAATACTTGATGAATTAGAACAGGACCTTGCCATGCCCCTTGAAGCTGTTGAAGAAGTTGCAGAGTTTGTTGCGGATCAGAATCCTTCCCGTACGCAGGGGTCAAGGCGAGGACGGAAAACAGGAAAAGACCAGCGGACAAAAAATCCTTCATCTGGTGAGATCACCGATCTACTTCTGCAGGACTATAGGGGGAACCTGCTGTTTAGCCAGCCCCATGGCCAATTCTTTATGTATGCTAAAGAATCGGGTGGTCTCTGGTCGCCACTGACCAAGATCGAGATGCTCGGTGACATCCGCCACCGACTGCAGCGACTTGGCGATACGTTGCCCAGTGGGTTCACCAGTAACCTCATGAACGATATCTACGGTCAGTTGCAGTCCGTACTGGCGTTTGAGGATTGGTATGACGGTAGTGATCTCCTGCTGTTTACCAATGGTGTGCTGAATGTGGATACGAAAGAGCTGCTTCCATTTAACCGGGAGCTGTTCATGCTGCAGCAGATGCCTTACGCCTACAACCCTGCTGCTGGGTGTGAAGAAATCATCAAGTGGTTGAAGCACACGCAACACGACAGCTGGGAGCGCACCATGGTTCTGCGTGCTTGGCTACGGGCAACACTGCTGGGGCGCTACGAAATCCAAAAGTTTGTGGAGATTGTGGGTCCAGGTAAGTCCGGTAAGTCCACTTACGCCAACTTGGCTGTAGCACTGGTAGGTAAGAGCAATACCTACTCCACGGACTTTGAGAATATGGAGAAAAACCGCTTTGAAGCAGCGGCCTACATGGGTAAAAAGCTTCTGCTGTTCCAGGATGCTGACCGCTGGGGTGGATCGGTCTCTCGCCTGAAGGCCATCACTGGTAACGACTGGATCCGTAGTGAACGCAAGTATCAAGGCGAAGCACTGGACCCATTCCAGTACCACGGGATGGTGATGATCACCGCCAACGAGGCAATCCAGTCCACCGACTACACCTCTGGTTTGGCCCGTCGTCGTCTCACTATTCCTTTCGACCGTCCGTTCACGGGCGGGCCGAATGAACAAAAGGAGTTGATCAAGTTCAATTCCAAAGGTGAACCGCAAGGTGTCTTTGCTCCGCTGCTGCCAGGTCTGGTGAACTGGCTGCTGGACATGACGGAAGAAGAAATGCGTGACTACCTGATGGAAACCGCCAAGAAGGTGAAGTTCTTCCAGAAGTACGAGCGCATGCAAACCCTGCGTTCCAACCCACTGCTGGATTGGATGGAACACAAGATCGTATTTGATCCAGGTATCAGCTCGGCTATTGGCTTCACGAAGAACGCACCGATGGGTTCGTCCTACATCTATGCCAACAAGGACAAGTGGTTGTATGCAAGCTATGCAGAGTTCTGCCGTCAGTGCAACGTGGGTATCATGTCGCGTAACCGCTTTGAGCCGCTACTGATTGATATCTGTAAGCACCAGCTCAAGATCAACGCCTATGCAGTGCGCAATACCAAGGGGATGCGGATCGTGAACCTGGCGGTACGTGAATCGGATCCTAAGTATGAGGGTTGGCCTTCCATTGTGGAAGTAGCAGCTGATAAGGAAACGTACAAAGAGTTTTATGGGATGACACTACAGGCAGATGTTGATGCGAAAATGGAGGATGAACTGAAAATTCAAGATGTCTAATGGGCGGCACCTGATCCTGGACCTGTACGATTGCGACGCAGAAATCCTGGATAACTACGACTTGCTCTCGGAGTACCTGGAAACTGCGTTGCAAATGTCCAATGCAACCATTCTTCGGATCTTTGGTGAGAAGTTTCAGCCACAGGGTGTGACGTTGCTTGCGCTCTTGGCTGAATCCCATGCCAGTATTCACACCTGGCCAGAGCTTGGCTATGCCGCCATCGACCTCTATACCTGCGGGGATACGACAAACACTCATAAAGCTGCTCAGTTCTTGCAGGCAAAGCTGAAGGCTAAAACTACAGAAGAGAAAGAGTTGTTGAGGTCCGTTACTCCTTCGGTTTGTGTATAGTTAATCGAGAATAATTCGATTTACTGTGGACAAAAAACCAAAACTTTTATGGGTAGGTGACATTGTTGCCACCACCGGTTTTGCGCGTGTCACGCACAACGTTATTGATCGCCTCAAGGATAAGTACGAAATCGTAATCCTTGGTTGCAACTGGCATGGTGACCCGGATCCCATCCAGCAACAATTCAAGATCTACCCAGCGTCCAATCGGTTCCAACAGGCGCCCTTTGGTGAGGAACGCATCCGTGAGATCGTTGAGCTGGAGAAGCCTGACGTTGTCTTCACAATTAACGATTGCTGGATCATCAATACGCAGTACGCACAGATTGCTGATATCCACCAAAAGGGTGCCTTCAAGTTTGTGGGTTACATGCCCATGGACTCCTACGGTTGGATTGGTGGCCTTGCTGATACCGCCAACATGTGGGACGCCATCGTTTCCTATACGGAATTTGGTGCGCACGAATTTATTAAAGGTGGCATCCAGAAGCCGATCAGTGTTGTGCCCCATGGGGTGACGGCTGGTCAGTTCAAGCCTGGTGACAAGCTGGAAGCACGTAAGAAGCTGGGTCTCAAAGAAGACTCATTCATTGTGTTCAACGGAAATAGGAACCAGTTCCGCAAACGGATCGACATCACGATTGATGCCTTCGCTCGCTTCGCGGTTGATAAGCCTGATGCTCAGTTGTACCTGCATATGGGTACAAAGGATCAGGGCTGGGATGTGATGCCGGTCTTTGCTCGTGAAATGCAGAAGCGAGGTCTCGATCCCAACGGTCGCATCATCATGACTGCCAATTCCTCTGGTCCGCCGTCTGTACCTGTGGACATGCTGGAGACCATCTACCAGGCGGTTGATGTGGGCGTCAATACCTGCAAAGGGGAGGGCTGGGGACTTGTGAACTTTGAGCACGCAGCCTGCCGTGTGGCCCAGGTGGTGCCTGACCATACCTCCTGTAAAGAGATCTTTGAGGGCTACGGGCGTCTGATCCGTTGCGACCACGTTGATGTGGATACCAACTTTGCCCGTGAGATGCCCTGTCCTTCGGCTGAGCACCTGGCTGAGATCCTCAACGAACTGTACGAGGACCGCGACAAGCTGGATGCCGTTGCTGAGTTGTGCTACATCCGCGTGACTGACGACCAATTCAACTGGGATACGGTCGCCGCTCAGTTTGATGGGGTGTTCCAGGAGGCATTGAACCCTCCCGAGCCTGAGGTGCTGGTGGAGCCTAAGAAAAAGAAAGGAAAAGCGAAGAAAGCAGCTAAGGAACTAGCAGCTGTGTAAGCTCTGAACGGTCGATACGCATGGGGACCGGGCCTCCTGTCAGCGCAGGGGGCTTTTTTGTACGTACTCATTCTCAGGTCAAGACTTAGGTGAGGTGGGTTGGAGTCGGACTTTAGTGCAAAAACAGTGCTTTAGTGGATTTCTAAACCCTCTATGGCCTAAATAACACTATGGATCAAAGTGTCATTTCTTAGGTTGAGTCCAAGAGTGAGACATTACACTTTCCTTCAAAGTGTCATTTAGCCTAATAAAGGAATAGAAATAAAGTAAAGTCCCAAAAGTCCGCCCTAAACCCATGGTATAGTACACATTTCCACCTGAATTCCATGGCACGTCAGTACAAACCCATGCCTCCGCTCCCAGAACTGGAGGAAAAACTCAAGCTTTCAGACACCCATCCCAGTGGTTTGGAGTGGGTCGAGACCAATGGCCACCACGCTGCTGGTGAGATGGCTGGATTCCTGGAGCACCAACGCCGTTATTACGTTGTGTCTATTAAGGGCACGAGGTACCACGCCCACCGTCTCGTGTACTACTTACGTACTGGCAAGGACCCAGGGAACGCGGATGTGCTGCGGCCCGAATCGCCGAAGGACGAGAAACCCGGTGAGATGGTCCTGGAACAACGCAAAGACCGTAAGCAACCAGCTCGTCGCAACCGTCGTAAATCGGACTGGTATTACGACTTCAATCTCGAACCACTTGATTCTTGACATGGCCAACCTGATCGATTCGGTACCAGCTCAGTTCCGTCACGTTGACGGCATTGAGAAACTTCCAGAAGCACGTCTCAATGAGCTTGGCTACTACCGGGGGTTCCCATGCCCCCATAACCACACCATCCGTGACTCCACCCACCATTGGTGCTACGAGTGTGCAAAGAAGATCCTCAGTAACGTCTGTGGGTTTGACATCAACTACTTGCATGCCGACTACAAACACAAGTACGCCAAACTCTGGGCACAAGTCAACGTCACCTTCCCTGACGAATGCTGGGACATCAGGACGACACCTAAACGTGTTTGCCTTCCGTCCTACCGATCTGAGTACAGCAAACAAAAATCGGAAAACGTCAACATACACAAAGCCATTTACCAGTGCGCTTGGGGTGATGTCGGCACCATGGTTGTGACACGTTTATGCGGAAATAAGAAGTGCTGCAACCCACTGCACATGGTCTCCAGCTTCAACCGGAGCTATCCACCCAAAACGATTGTTCCTTGTGAACTTCAGTTCCAAGCTGAAAAGTTAATGCTGTACAGCCAGGGGTTGAAGCAGGATGTGATTGAAACCATTGTTCGTAAAACCCACAAGAACCCTATTGCTAACCCTGAATTCGTCAAAGCTCGCCCCGAGTACAATGAATAAACAGGGATTGTTGGGTAGAAGTGTCTAGGGTTTCTAACCAAAAAAGTCAACGTCAACGATCAAAAGAAAATCCATTAGTACTTGGTACTTTTGGAGAACTTGCCCTGCGTTATTTAACGGGAACTCTTGGCCCTGTTAACCAGGTTGAACTTAATGGTTACGGTGGTGGCACTTATAACCACTGGTTTCAAATCAATATCACACGTCCGGCTTGGATTATTGTTACCAAGGGTGGGCCAAGACCTAATTACATTCAAACGTCTGTCTACGACTTAAATCACGCACCTGTTAACGGCCTTCCCATCTTTCAGGCTGATTCTGTTCTTGGCGGCAGAAGCCTAACGACAGGAGAAATTTATATTCCGTATCTGGATACTGTCATGAGTACCCAGTCGGATCTTTATAACTCATTTGATCGCATCCGACTGGATCGTGGTGATGACCGTTACTATCCATTGGCAGAAGGAAGCTATCTTCTTTGTGTTTCATCAACACGCAACGAACGTCTTGATTATTCCGTTGGAGTTGTTGTTGAGTTTGCTCAGGCCGAGCTTTACTTGGCACTGGAAGATTTTACGCTTTATCTCCAGGAAACAACAGTTGATCCTGTGACAACAGTAACAGTTGATTCGCCTGTTACAGTCGATACGATTATTTCCAGTGAACCAGGTAGACCCAATGGTTTTACTCAAACTCTTTGTGAAATCAACTCTGGCGTTACTGTCACAATTTTAGACGGGTCTGAGTGGTTGATTGGCGAGCAATCAGGTAGTGGCACTGACGTTGCCAATGATTACTTCCTGCTTGAGTTTGGAGAAGGATACTTGGAGACTATTCATGACCATACACTGTCAGAATGGAGGGACGCCTGGATCGCACAACATCATCAAGATGATCGCTTCCCGGATTTGTTTATTCCATTGACGAATAGACCATGATTAAAACTTTCTTGTCTTTGTTTAAAAAACAAAGCACGCCTACTGTGGCTTGGGAGCGTTATTGTAAAAAGAATCCAAGTGCTCCTTGCTGCCGTATTTATGATGTCTGAAGACGATCAAAAGAACACCAAAGAAGAAACCAAATACAAAAGTCCAAATATTACAGAAGCTACCGAAAAAGATTGGGAAGATTTCTTCTCAGTGCAAGAAGAAAATATATTCGACCGTTAGAATACAAGAAACGGGAATATACCCATGGACCACCTTAACCAGTATCTCGAAGTTGCTCTGGCTATTCATGCCGCAGCATCTGCCATTTGTGCTTTAACTCCCACGCCTAAAGATGACAATCTTGTAGGTAAGCTCTACAAGCTGATTGAAATCGCAGCCCTTGTTGTCGGTCGCGCCAAGCAGCGCTGATCAATCAGGTAACGCTTGAAACCAGAAGACAACACCACCCTGTTCTTCTACCCAATCACGAGTTGCAAGTGCGTTGTTCTTATGTAGAGTAACGCATTTTTTTTCGCCGTTAACTTCCCAGCACATGTTGACACGAATGTGCGGATCTTTTTTGCATTTCATTTCGACACAAGAATCGCCCAGCCTGTGTTCTTCCCGTCGCATTCCCAGCGCCTGAGCCAGTTCTTACGGCTGTACTGTACTGCAGTGCCTCGCTTGCGATCATTGCTGACATAACCACCACTGACCATGTCGGCCTCCCCGTTGGGATCATGGAAGACAAAAGAAGTTGGCGTAAAACCAATGCAGCAGGTCCAGTGGCCACCACCTGTTGGATAAGAAACACTGCCTTTGTGTAACCAGCCGACTGCTACAGGCCTGCCGTTACGAATTTCATTTTCTAGTAACGCAGCATTGCCGTTGGTCACAAACCTGGCTACGAGTCCCAGGCTGCGTAGTGCTGCTAACTGGGCGTCTTTACTTGTTGTATCGCCGTATTTCGCACGTATTTTGGAGTATTCGTCATCATTTTTAACCTTACCGTAATAGCGCGCGATCATGGCACACGTTGACGAGAAGCATTCGCGGTACCCAGTGCCAGATTGATTATCCAGCTGATACTCATAAGGCACTGGAAGAATTTTCTGAGCTTCAGTCGTTGGAACTGAGCCACCTGGCGTACCAAGTTGACGGTCGAGGATCTGTATTAATTTTGTACTATAGTCTGGATCCGTAGCATAACCTTCTTTTACTAATAGCTGGCAACACTCATTGCGATTGCTAGCCCTGTTAACGCCTTTGTATTTACCAAAGTCTTTGTACCAGCGATCAACCAGGTAAACAATGCAGGTTTCTAAATCAGGAAAATCAATGAAACTTGCGGTGATTGTAATCCACTGACCGTTGACAAACTCCTTGGTGCTAACAGCGCTACCACTTCCCTTCAGGCCAAATGCGTTCCAGGTACCAGAAAAATGTTTGCCCCAGCCTGACTCGAGTGCCCATTGTGCACAAACACATTCAGGAAATTTAGCTCCAGCTTGTTTAGCCGCAGCGTACACACCATCCCAGTTATTGATGTCCTTGGAAGTCGGTTGGGTTCGGTAACGATTACCAAACTCATCTAATACAGACTTGGGAACAGCTGTTTGTAGCCATTCCCAAGCCTCTCGCTGGTGCGGAAGATCTTTAAAAAACTTTGCCGCATCAACGAGTTGTATTGTCATTGTCCTTAGGCAGGATCAGGAATTTCAACCCAAGATTCAGTTGCTTCATCCCACTCGTAACGCTTGCCGTCAGTGGGGTAAGGAACCGGGGGATCCCAAAGGCCGGTATTGGTATTCAACAACCAGGAAGGATAGGGCTTGGGAGGAATAAACCCATCAATCACATCGTCATATGTGTAGCCAAGGCCAGCGTAGTTTTTACGGAAGGCTTTGGACTGGTCAGGGTCTGGCTCGTTGGTATTGGGTGTGTAGTACACACCACCACGAGTGTTGTAGCTGGTTTGTTTGTAGACCTGACCAGTGCGAGCACTCAACTCGGCCTCTTTACCGTCGTCTTCATCACGACCAACGGTAACAAAAGTGACGATATTGTTCTCGTCGAGAAGTGCGAAGTGTGCCATTAGGAGAACGTTACGGTTTCAGATGTTGTGGACGTTGCAGTAACAGTATAAATCTTATACCCTGCAACAGCTGTAGACAGTGAGCTGGTAACACCAACAGAGAATGTAACAGTAATGGTATCAGGAACCTTAATAATCACAATACCGGATCCTCCAGCGCCACCAGCGCCACCATCACCGCCGCCGCCACCGCCACCGCCGCCGCGATTAGCCGTACCAGCTCCCCCCGTAACACCATTGTTTGGGCCTGTCTCACCTGCACCGCCCGCGCCACCACCACCAGATCCGGCTGAGCCGCCTGTTTTGCTGCCGCCACTGCCGCCACCGCCGCCGCCGCCGCCGCCATAAGTGACAGAAGACCCAGATAAAGAGGAAGCCGCACCGGTACCGCCAGCGCCACCGCCGCTAGATGAAGCGTTTCCGCCTACACCGCCAGCGCCACCGCCGCCGCCGGAACCTGTGGTGTAAAGATCACTGGAGCCACCAGAGTAACCTTCGACTGGTGAATAACCACCCTGGTTGCCTGCACCACCGGCTGCGCTAACGCCTCCAGGGCCACAACTTCCGCCTGCACCAGATCCACCAGTACCACCTTGCCCTTCGTAGCTACCTACAGCACGTCCGCCACCAGTAGAAGTAACAGTAGAGAAGACAGAATTACTGCCTTTGCTGCCAGGGGATCCACCAGAAGGGCCATCGACGATACCGCCTGCGCCACCAGCGCCAACCGTAAGTGCGTACGTCCCAGCACTAAAGGAACCGCCACCACCTGCGTATGAGCCGCTGCTTGCTGTTCCACCGCCGCCACCGCCGCCAGCAACAACAAGGTAATCAACAGTAATAACTTCTGTAAACGTTACTGTTTCACTGGTGGTAGAAGTAGCAGTAACGGTATAAACGTTGTATCCAGATACAGCAGTTGAAACAGTACTTGTTACACCACCAGAGAACGTAGCAGCATAAGTGTCAGGAATCTTGATGATGACAACACCAGAGCCTCCAGCACCACCGTTTGTATTGGAGCCTTCTCCACCGCCACCGCCTCCTGTATTGGCCGTTCCTGCTGTAGCCCTTGTTCCACCAGGTAAAGGGCTGTTATTAGCGCCACCGCCAGTACCGCCGCCGCCAGTACCGCCGGGTCCCCCAACGGAAAGAGTATAACTACCACCTCCACCACCGCCTGCTCTGGTAACAGAACTACCAGTAATGGAAGAAGCTACACCATTACCACCTGGAGCTGCTGGTGCTGCTGGACTGCCGCTGTTAACAGCATTTCCACCCGCTTGACCAGCGCCACCGCCACCGCCACCAATGTAGTTTGCACCATAAAGACCGCTCCTATCGCCACCGGGGTAACCTTGATTTGCAGTGCCTGCGCCACCAAGAACTGTTGAGCCACTACCTGAATCTCCACCACCACCACCGGAACCGCCGGCACCACCAGCAAGACCAATAGGATTATTGTAAGTTCCACCAAAACCACCACCTTCTGATGTGATGGTAGCCAATACGCTATTACTGCCTTTATTACCGACCGCTCCGTTGTTACCTGCTGCCCCACCAGCGCCAACAGTAACTGTATAAGTAGTGCCTATATATAAAGAAAGAGAACTCTCGGCAGATGCACCACCACCAGAAGGTCCGGCAGAAGTGCGGTAGCCACCTGCACCGCCGCCACCAGCTTGGTATCCGCCGCCACCACCACCGCCACCTGCAATAACCAGGTAGTCAGCACTAAAAGTAACAGCCTCACTAAACGTTACTGTTTCACTGGTAGTAGAAGTAGCGGTAACTGTATAAACCCTGTATCCAGATACAGCAGTTGAAACAGTACTTGTTACGCCACCAGAAAACGTAGCAATATAAGTGTCGGGAATCTTGATGATGACTACACCGGAACCGCCTGCACCTGAAGTACGAGCGCTGTCTCCACCAGTACCACCGCCACCTCCGCCAGTATTTGCGGTACCGGCAGAGCCATTGGAGTTTTGACCACCGTTACCGCCGCCGCCAGAACCGCCAGTCCCTCCAGCTAAAGGAGCTGGTCCTAAATTGTTTTTACCGCCACCGCCACCACCTGCCCTGGTTACAGAAGATCCAGTAATAGAAGACGCAACACCTGGGCCGCCATTACCACCAACTGAAGCAGTGCCATTTTGGCCGACGCCACCAGCACCGCCGCCACCGCCAGCTCCATAGCCTTGTCCAAGTAGATAACCGTTTCCACCCGCATAGCCTTGGTTGGCAGTACCGGCTGCACCTGGAGCATTACCAGGAGAACCACTACCACCGCCGGCACCGCCGCCACCACCGGAACCACCAGTTGCAGCAGGAAGATTAGGGATGTCACTTGCAGCACCGCCACCTCCGCCAGTTGATGAAATGGTTGCAAGTACAGAATTACTTCCATTTGTACCAACGGCATTACTGGTTACAGCAGCACCGCCGGCACCAACAGTAACTGTATAAGCAATCCCTGTGGTTAAAGAAAGACTAGGTTCAGCAGACGCACCACCACCAGAAGGACCTGCAGAAGTGCGATAACCACCAGCACCGCCACCGCCACCGTCTCCGTTATTCGCATCACATGAACCACCTGCACCGCCACCTGCAATAACCAGGTAATCAACAGTTAATGGGACAGCAGGGCTCGTGCCAGCACTTGGAATACCAAGCAGCATCTGGAGGAATGACATATCAGCTCAGCCCTGCACCACCGATTACAAACTCAGTCCCTGCGGACCCTGAAACACATAATACAGTGGCCAAACCTCGTTGTGCCAAGGTTCGATTACCTGTTCCTGATGCACCTGCTTGACGCAAAGTAACGTTTGTACCTTGGGTAATGGTGATGTTGCCTGTGGTGTTGTTGTAGATGCTGATTGCATCGCCAACTGAGAACACACCAGAAGGAACAGTAACTCCTGTTACGGTGAATACATGCTTACCAGCGTCTGCCGCAACAAGTGTATAACCGGTTGTTTGTGAGTTTTGAGGAATTGCTCGGACGTTACCTTTATTGTCATTGACGTTTGCACCGGTAACTGTAGTTCCAGAAACAGTTACGAACTGAGCAGTCGTGCCGGTAACCGTGGTACCTGTAACAGTGGTAAAGCCAGCAGCGCCACCGGTTACATTTGTGAACTGAGCTGTATTACCGCTGATTGTTGTACCACTAAGAGTCGTGGTAAAAATACCAGTAACCGCAGTAATTGTGGTGAAATTACCAGTATTGCCGGTAATAGTTGCACCAGAAATCGTACCAGTCGTCGAGATATTTACAAAACCTGCACCTGCAGCTAGTCCACTGACCGTTGTGGTCGCGTCTACACCGCCATTGGTGTAGGTAATAGTATCAACTTTTAGGGTTCCGTATGGCATTTCCTGTTCCTAACGTTGCCTTACTGTCTATTTTAAGTTAATTCTACACAAGGATAGCCCAACGCGAACCATCTGGAACATCGACTGTAAAACTATCTTGAATTTCAACTGGACCTTGGCTTAAACCGTTGTATCCAGTGGTAATACCAAAGTTCACATCAATGACAATTTTGCTTTGCATAATTGTCGTGATTGAACTTCCACCGCCCCCACTTTGAACAACCCAAGATGTTGTGCCGTTTCCATTGGTCTGTAAAACAAATCCTGCAGTACCAACAGTGGTAGGGAATGAGAACAGGCCACGAGGGCGAACATCACCGGAGCCAGTGACAAATGTGGTGCCACCAGCAACGAACTGACTACCAGAAGCAACAACAAAAACACCGGTTGTTGCTTGGACCACATCACCGGTAATAGTTGCCCCGGATACCTGGGACGTAAAGACGCCACTGATCCCGGTAATTGCACTAACTCTGGTAACCTCACCTGTAATCGTGGATCCAGACAGCGTTACAAAATTGGCTGTAGTCCCAGTGACAGTCGTGCCTGTGACTGTAGTGAATCCTGCGGTGTTACCAGTGATGGTTCCGAATTGGCCCGCATTGCCGGTAACGGTTGCACCCGAAAGATAAGTGAAATACCCACTGGTTACAGTGAGATCGCCAAAAGTTCCACTGATTCCCTGAACAGTCGCGCCAGAGACGTTAAAACCTGTGATGTTTGTA